CGTTTAATGGCTTTCGCCACCCTAAACTCAGGTACTACTACCTAAGAAGGCGGTAGTTTCTGAGGTCTGGTTGACGCGCAGTGTTAAGGCGCGGCAACTTGGCGTGCGGCTTTTCTAGCCGCACGCGTTCGTCGTCGGACTGGACTTCTCCAGCCCAACCAGTGTAGTCCCGCTGTTCTGGGGCGCCACTGGCTACACGACGAACACGAGTTTCGACTCTACGTCGAAAGGTGAACGGCTTACTAGACGAGGAACCTCGAAGAGCAGCCGCCATAACTACCCAACCGGCGTCGGGCAACGTCGCTATCCGGTCTTCGACCGGTATAGTGTGGAGCTCTAGCCACATATGGCATTGCCATGCAGAATGGCGCCGCCACTGTGGTGTGAACTCCAAGCCAGCAGGATCAATCCCAGTCTCTGGTCGGCCTTTGAAGGGCCTATAGAACAGGAATTGGTCTGGTATCTCCTTAAGTACTAAGGAGAAAACCGCACAATCAGAAAAGAACGAAGAACAACGTTCGTTTCTGCGTGCCTGGTTTACGAACTTGAAAAGATTCTCGAGCGAATCGAGTTTCCAATCAAGCGTCATGGGAGTGACATCCTCACCGCCGTACCAATTGCTTCCACAACTCTCACGAAACGGACCTGAGACGAAAGTCTTGCGACTGTTCGTACGGAAGCCCATTCGCTTCAACAGGAGAATCACCGCAGTAGAAATTTCTTTCCTTACGATGATATCATCCCCATAAACCCGAAAATCAATGCCACCTCGAGCATCCGGTTGGATGCTCTTGATGATTGCGCTGAATAGAAGGGTCTGGAGTGGGAAACAAAAACCGTTTCCCATCGTAACAAACTTCTCATAGGCGACAGAAACATCGCTTTTGGGAAGTCGGTACGACGGGCTCCTGACACGGTTGAGAAAATTAAACCATTCAGGAGGCAGCAAAGTACGACATAGACCCGTCGAAATACTATCACTAGCACTCGACAAGTCAATCGTAACAAAGCCGTTTACATCATCGAATGAGCCCTCACGGGCCATCCTTTGATTGGGCTCTTGCATCCTAAGGTCAAGACCCACCCTGCGCAAACGATCGCGTAGGACCAGGTCTATCCCCTTTTGGATGTAAGTATTCCCCAACGGTTCGACTGCTATGACACGATGTGTCTTGGCAGTCTTAGG